CAGACGTTCTTGAATCAACAGCTGATCGTATTCTGTTTCATGCCGGAATCGGATCTGGAAAAAGCCAAGTGATTGGTGTTATTTCAGCTGAATTTGTTTTGAATAACCCAGAGGCGATTGGATTCATTGGCGCAAACACATACCAACAGTTAACGAAATCAACATTAGCGCGTGTTTTTACTGTGTGGCAAGAACAGTTTGGCTTAATGCGTGACGTTCATTATGTTGTTGATCACATACCACCACAAGGTTATAAAGAGTTTGGAACGCCATTAAAAACGTATGAAAATGTGATAAGTTTTCAGAATGGCGCGAAGATTTACGTTGCTTCATTGGATAATTACAAGGTGATCGATGGTACGGAGTTGGGTTGGGCCTGTTTAGATGAAACAAAAGATACAAAAGAAGAGGCCGTTAAAGAGGTAATCATTGCGCGTTTAAGACAGAAAGCAATGTTGATACATGAAAACGGTGTGATTTATAAATACGCAAATCTTCAAAATAAGCTTGATTCTGGCGAATGGAAGGAATGTGAAGATCCAGAAAAGGTTGGTTACTATGTTGACAAACACGGAAAATTGATAGGCGGATATAACCCTCTTTATATTTTCACATCACCGGCAAAAACAAAATGGTTAAGCGATTGGTTCAATCTTGACGAAGAAGCCGAAGAAATTTCAAAGCAGATCTTTAGCAAAGAAGATTATTACAGAAAAAGAACGGGCCGGCAACTTGTGATCATTGCAAGCACTTATCACAATCAAAAGAATTTACCACCTGGATACATTCAAGGCATAATCGATGATCTTGCCGGTAACGAAGGCTTAATTGACATGCTTATTTACGGTTCGCCATTTGGTAAATCTGGAGGCGAATTTATAACAACTTACAGCCGTTTACAGCACGTAAAAGAGTTTGCACCTTGGCCAGAATTACCTGTTCATGCAACTTTTGACTTCAATATAGTTCCTTACATTTCATGCACACTTTGGCAGATAAAGTTCATTGAAGAGAAAAAACGCTGGCTTGTTCGATGCTTCGATGAATTTTGTTTAAGCAATCCAAAGAACAACAGCGAATCCTTGTGCGAAGAGATCATAACGTATTACGAACCATTACTAAAAAACGGATTATTTTATTACGGCGATTGGAACGGTAACACCGAAAACACAGCAACGAAGGCTTTGAGATCTAATTACCAAGTTATTGAACGAATGATGCAACCGTACTTATCCAATGCAAGTAAGCGCGTAATCACAAACCAAGGACTTGAAAAAAGGCGAAGATTTATGAACAAGCTATTCAAGGGTGCTTTTCCGCTTGACATTGAAATAAACATTCGATGTAAGGAATTACGCGCTGACTTGGAATTTTGTAAAGAAGGTCCAGACGGTGGAAAACTGAAGCAATTAGTTGAAAAAGAAGGCCGGAAATTCCAGGAAAGAGGGCATAATTTGGATAATAGCGAGTACTTCTTCACTTCAGCGTTTGATATTTTCTTTAACCAATAGCTTGTTTTTTAGTTATATTTGTTCAAACCAAACCCATGAAAAATGCCTAAGTTGCCTTTATCCGAAACATTGCCAGAACTTCTTTTAACGGCAAAACATCAATTACGTCATGTTGATTACGATTATGTAACAAAGATGGCGAAGGATTACATGATGTATTCAACCGGTGTTGGTATTGAAGAAAAACTTAAAAGGTTTCACGGTGGAGAAACAACTGACATGTTCGATCAACGCGTAATTCTAACAATGACGAATGTTGCTGACATCGTTAATAGTTGTGTGAAGCCGTTGAATAAAGCATCAAGAACACCGGCAACAATTTTAATGAATTGGACTGGAAAAGATGCCAAGGAACAGAACACCAATAGAGAAAAAATAAACGAAGTACAAAAGAATTTTTGGGGGAAAAGATCTGTTAAAGACTTCCTTACAGTGCGTGTTGGTTTAACTGACAGTCAAGATCCAAATTCATTCTTGGTAGTTGAATTTAAAGAAAAGGTTAATTCACAAGATCCCACCAGCGAAAAACCAAAGCCTTATCCGTTTGAAGTTAACAGCACTGAAGCGGTAAATTACATTTACAAGAATAACGAACTTCAATGGCTTATTGTTCGAAAAGAAATAGTTCTTACTTACGGAGATAAAAAAGCACCTGGCGAAAAGCTTTATTTTTACAAGGATACGCATAATGTTGTTGCAACTGAAATACACAAAGAATCGATTGGTTCATTCATGCAGTCAAACCCTTTTGTATTGCTTAATACAGTTGAAAATTACGATAGTTTAAAGCCAGAGGTAAATTACATTTTTGTTACGGATGAAGATGAAGCGAAGTCAAGATACTATGTGATCAACGTATTCGAACACGGCCTTCCATTTGTTCCAGCTGTTCGATTCGGTACGCTTACAGATCCATTAAAAAGGCATCGCGTTTGTATGCCGATCATATCACCAGCGAAAAGTTATTTTGAAGATTCCATTCAAACAATGAGTGAATTTTCAATTACAAAGCGCTTACATACATTCCCTCAAAAATGGCAGTATTTACCGAAATGCGATAAGTGTTTTAAAGGAAAATCAAAAGACGGTATTACTGATTGCGTTGAATGTAAAGGGACCGGAACAGTCACACATTCAAGTTCACAAGATATTGTTGGAATCAGAATGCCAGATGAATTGAAAGATGTTGTGAACCTTGACTTGATGGCAACCTACAAAGGGCCTCCAATCGATTTAGTGAAGTTCCAGAAAGAATTTGGCTTTGAAGATCTAAGGCGTTACGCTCAAAGCGCTGTTTATAACAACGAAGTAGGAAGACGAAGAGTGAAGACAGCAACCGAATCAGAAATTGATTCAGAAGCGGTGAATGATACTTTAAAACCGTATGCTGATAACTTCAGTTCAATTTATGAGTTTGTTTTCACTTGCATTGCACACTTAATTGATCTTGGAGAAAACTTTCAGATCGTTCATCAATTCCCGGATGATCTTCAGATTCAAACAATGACTGAAATTCTTGATGATCTGAAGAAAGCAAACGAAACAGGCGCTTCAAGTCACATCAAAAAAGCTCTTCAAAGCAAGCTTACAAGAAAAATTTATGTCGATCAACCGGCTGAAATTCTAAAGTTTGATACAAAGAATAAATACTATCCATTCCCAGGTAAAACAGAAACGGAAATTCAGTTCATTCTTGCAAACGGGAAAACAACTAAGTATGCATCAACTCTTTATTCTCATTTCGATCTGATCTTTTCGGATCTTGAATATGATAATAGACAAACAAACCCACCAACAGATTTTTATCAACTCGACGAAAAGATTCAACGAGAACAGCTAAAAAAGAAAGTTGATGAATACATCAAGATGATCGATTCTGAAGTTGTTTCAGATACTTCGAGTCAATTCGGTGGTGATACTGGAAATCAACAATGATTAAATGGCAGATGATAAGAAAAGGCAAGCGCTTTCTGAAGCCAGGCAAGAATACTTAATTAAGCGCGAAGAACTACTTCAGCGAAAAGTTGATAAACTTGGGTTGATCTTGTTCGATAAGATCAATGAACAGTTTTTAAAACAACTTTCTGTTTCTCCAGATGGCAAGATCGAAAACAATGGTCAGAATATACGCGCCGTAAGTGCTATTGATGCCATTTACAACAACTTCAATAAGAATTACAACATTCCAGTCATTCGATCATTCACAAGCGATTTAAGCAACATTGGACCGTTAATCGAAGCTTATTTCGATGAAGTGATGCAATCGCCAACAGCCGTTTCGCGTTACCGGGCCGAAACAGTGGTGAATGAACAGCTTGGTTTAACAAGAAAAGGGACCATTGTTAAAGATGGCTTCACTGATAAATTCATAAGAAGCAATGAAGTAACACAGGCAATCAAGGAAAAAACACTTCAAGCGATCACACAGGGCAAAGGCTTTCAACAGTTAAGAAACGATCTAAAGGAAACGATTCAAGGCGTACCGAAACAGAACAACGGAAAACTTCATCAGTATTACAGAAATAATGCCTATGATACTTATACAAAAGTAGATCGGTTGTATGCTGAAACGATGGCCAAAGACTTAAAATTGATTTGGTTCTATTGGTCTGGTGGTGTTATACCAACAACACGTGCTTTGTGCCGTCACATGAACGGAGGACTCACCAATGACGTTGATTTAAAAAAGCTCACATACAACAATTTAAAGACGAATAAAGATTCAAGTAAAGATTTAAGACATGGACTTGGAGGCACTGACTGGAAGCCAGTTAAACAATTGGGTAGGTACGGGTGCAGACATTTAAAAGACTATGTTAACACATCATTTGCAATGAAGAGAATAAAGGATATAGTTAATTTAAACGAGTTGACAATTCGGCCTATAAAGATCACTCCAATAAAAAAGTAACTAATAATTATCGTATTCTGATTTAGGAATTTCATTGAGGCCAAGAATAGCTTCAGTAACAATTGAAGACCCTTCTTTGGCTTTAAATTCAAATTCACCTTTAAACTTTACAAAGAAAGAATTTGTTTCTGTATCAAATCGAACAACAGCGTTTTCGAAATCGTATTTTAAATAAACAGGTTTGCCAGAAGAAATAAGATCTATTACTTTGTCGAATGACACGAACTAAAATTAATAAATAAACATGGATATTTTCATAACCTAAATGTTAAAAACGATTGTTTCTGTTAATAATTATCCATTCATAGTGATTATTAAGTACTTATATTTGACGAAACAAAAAACAAACATAAAATATGCCAGTAGTAGCTTACAACAAAAAAGGCCAAAAACAAGTTTTCAGTGATATTGCCTGGAAAATGTTAGGCAAAGACAAAAACGGATGGGTTGAAAGGCCTTCACAAACGATTGTGAACAAAACAGAGGTTGAAAGGCCAGACATGGGACCAACATCCGTAAAAAAAAATCAAGTGATCGAAAACCATGTAAACCCTGTCAAGAACGAAGAAATCATTAATGGTATTACTGAAGAAGAAGTAACAGAAAACCAAATCGCTGAATCAGAAAGTAAAAAATCTGAATTTCTTGAAGCCGTAAAAGGTTTGAGTAAAACGATCATAAAGGATTATTTCGATTCACAGAATCCACCGATTAAATACAAAAACAAAGACAGTGAAGAAGTGCTTCAAAAGCAATTTGCTGAACATTTGAATTACGATATTAACGAACTTCAAAAAGCAATCGGATAATATGTATTTGATCGAAAACGTTTCAACGAAAAAGAATTACACATGCTCTAAAGAAGAGTATGAAAAATTCTATAAGGGAAAGCTTAACTGGAAGGTAATCAATCAAGATTACCAACCGGGAAAAGAGAAAAGCCAAGTGATCGAAAACAAAACAATTGTAGTATCAAAAAAAGAAGTAATAAAAGAAGAAAAACCAAACACTAAAAAAACAAACACAAATGAAAAAAGCTGAAAAAGACATTATCACTGCGTTTTTGGGTAAAACGTTAAACCTCCCTTCTGAAACGGTTGCCTCACTGTTTGAAAAAAATGGGGATGAAGAAGATTTAAAAGCAGATGCCGGGAAGATTTTAGAGGATGCAGATGCATCACGTGTGCAATCATTTAAGGAAAAGGAAAAAACCTTATTCGACAATGGTTACAAAAAAGCACAAGTGGAAGTATTGAGCAAACTCGAAAAAGAAATTTCGGATAAGTTTGAAATTAAATCTGACAAAAAAGGCATTGAACTAATCGAAGAAATCGTAACTGCTAAAACGAAGGTTCCAGATCTTGATGAAGACAAAGTGAAAGTTCACCCGGTTTACACAAAAGCCGAAAAGGAATTTCAAAAGAAACTGAAAGAACAGGAAGAAACGTTTAAAGCACAAATCGAAAACAAAGAAAAGGAATTTGCCAAGAAGGAAACTTTAACAGGCATTAAATCGCGTGTTCGTTCTGTTCTTGAAGAGCAGATCAAACCGATTTTCGGAACAAAAGATAAGGCAAAGATCAACAACCAAATTGATCGCTTATTGATGTCAGAAATCGAACAGTTTGATTACAGCATTCAAGATAACGAAATCATTGTGATGAAAGAAGGCAAGCGCTTAGAAGATAAGCACGGGAAACCAATTGCTTTTGATTCATTCTTGAAAGAACACGCTTCAAAACATTGGGAATTTGAAACAGGCCAATCGCGCCAAGGTTCCGGAGCATCAAACGATGATAACAAAGGAAACGGGCAGAATGGAAATGGTCAAGGTTCTGGTGCAAAATGGACTGGTAAACTACCTTCAAATGATGCTGAATACAGCGAAATCTTTAAAGGCTTAAAAACAGCTGAAGAGCGTGTTGCCTTTAACGATGCAGTGGAAGCATCAAAAGCCAAAGTTTAACATTTAAAAACCTAACCCTTAAACGCGAGTGACGTTAATTCACTCACAAAAAAAATGGCAGCATCAGAAACAGCCGGTACATTTACTTGTACCGAATTACAAAAAGTGATCGCAAAGATCGACAAAGCCTGGATGGATAACCAGACAAACCAAGATTACGTTCCAAACATCGGTGTTCTTGAAGCGCTTCGTAAGGAACAAACAGCACGTTTAAAAGAGATCGAAAACCCGGACAAAGACAAAACAATGCGTATTTGGTGGGTAGCTGATTGCAGTACTGGAGTAGTTGAATGTGAAGACGGTGGTGATGATTGTGACTGGACTGGACCAGAAGTTGAATCAAGATGCAAAGATTATGCGCTTGACATCTGTTCAGAAGTTAAGTTCACAATTTCAAGCGAAGTTTTCCGTACAAACGAAGCTTCACGCGAAGATGCCCTTGCAATTGCATTCATGGCAAGAATGAAAGAACTTGATGAACATCTGGCTGGTAAAGCAGTTGCGAAATTAAATTCATTCGTTGGAACCAATCAATACACTGGTGGTATTGGCCAAGTAAGTGGTGTTACTACTTATATTCCGGCTAACTATTGGGGACCTGACATGTACGGTTATTTCGGAATGGTAAAGATCTTGAACAAGTTTCAAAATCCTTTCTTGATTCACGGATCTAACCTTTTTCAAACTAACTGGCAAGCTCAATACAATGCGCAAAATGCAAACGGTAAAGACGGCCAGGCCAAATTAGGAACAATGCGTTCTTATTGGGATCTGTTCAACATTGATACTGTAAACTCACCTGATCAGGTTTCTTACATGATCGAAAAAGGTGCGGTTGCTTTTGCAAATAAAGCGCGTTATCCATTGAACAACCCTAAAGAATTTAAGTTTGGAAGCCGTTGGTCAATTGAAAGTAAAGCTTTACCTGGAGTGTTTTACGATGTGTATTACAAAGAGCGTTGCGATGATAACGATGAAATCTATTATGATTTCAAGATGAAGGTTCGCGCTGGTATCTTCAGCAATCCTTACGGTTGCAACGAAGACAAAACAGGAGTTCTTAAATTCGTTTGTGGTTCAGCGGATGAATCATAAAAAAGCGCTGGCAACAGCAACATAAATTGTGTTTGTTTATGTGTAAAACCCGGTCATTAATTTGGCCGGGTTTTTGTTTTTATTTGTAAATTGCATCATGCATTTTTATTCAACTTATTTTAATTTTAATTTAGCACAATGGATTGTCTTTCAAATATTATAGGTTTGTCAAGAACCGAATGTGAATGTTTAACTGATCAATTGCCAACTGGCAGTGATGAAATTTCAGATTACAATGAAAGTGAATCTGGCGTGTTCATGGATGAACTTCCAGGCTTCAATGTAAATGTTGCTTCTGGTGCAGATGATTGCGCAAAGGGTGGTATTTGGGAGCGAATGAACAGGGCCAGAGCGAATGCAATTCTTGATTACAAAACACATTTACTTTCTTGCATTGGTAAAACGTATAAACCAAGGATAAACAATTTCAGTGGTTTACTTGGTGAACCTACATTCAAAGGGACTTCAGCTTTTACAACAGCATACGCCGGAATGAAGATCACACCACATCAAGTAAAAGGCGCTTTCATTTACATTAAAAGAATCGGTGTTATTGTGAATCAAAGCACGAATGTAAACGTGAAAATTTACAGCAATAAAAACACTTACACTGAATTATTTTCATCAACTATAAGTTCAACAGCCGATGCAGTAACATACGGAACGCTTGCAACACCACTCGAATTACCTATGTGGGATGATAGTGGTTTAAGAATAAAGTATTTCGTATTGATGGAATTGAACGGAACATTTCAACCGAAAAAGAATAAAAAATCATGTTGTTGCGGTGGTTCGAAAAACAGGGAACCGTTTCTTGAATGGTTATCGCTTGATGGCGTGAGTGGTGATGATCTTGATTTGATTGATAGCTTTAATGTAAATGATAAATTAAACGGAATAGTTGTTGATGCAGATGTGAAGTGTAAAGCTTCTGAAATCATTTGCAGTTCACAATACCCAATGGATTTTGAAAACGATCCGAATGCATTAAGTACGGCTTATGCTATTCGTTACCGGGCAGATGCGATTTTGTATGAAGATCTTCTTGGAAGTGATAATATCAACCGAATGACAATGATGAACCGTGAAGATATGGCCAAGTATGCAACCGAATGGAACGATAAATTCATGCAGTGGATAGATTACGTTTGTTTGAATACAAACAACATGCGCGAAAACGATTGCTGGATCTGCAAAGAAGGAAAAAACGATATTATAAAAAGAAGCATTAAAGTGACTAAATGAACATTGAACAATTCAATAATAACGTAACAAGGTTTCTTGTTCAGTTACCGTTAAATGTTCAAAGCATAAATAAATCTTTGGCGCTTTCTTCTATTCCTTTAATCAAAAAACGTTTAATCGATGATGGCATAACTGGCGAAGGAAAAAACCTTGGCAAATACAGTGATCGGCCAATGTCACCTGGCTTGGTGATCAATAATAGTTTAGGAATTGGCGCGGATAAGAAAGTACAAAAGTATTTGAAAGATCAAACGAAATCGAATCCAGGAACAGCGCCAACAATTTCTTATAAGAAGTTCCGTGAATTGAACAACAGGCCAACACAACACGTTACATTATCATTCACCGGCGAAACGCTGAATGATGTTTCAATAATTTCAAATGTGATCATAGGAAGTAAGGTCATAACATTGGTTGCTTCAAAAAACAGTAAATCAAAAGATGTTTACAATAAAAAAGGGAAAAAGACAGGGACCGTTGGAACTGGTGACGTTCTTGATTCACTTGGTGATCGTTACGGTGACATTTTGAGCTTGACAAAACAGGAAGAGCAAGAAATCGCTGAAGCTTTTGATGATTCGATTCAAGAACTAATAAACAAATACCTATGATACAATACGAAATAAGCCTTCTAATAGCTGTATTTGCTTTTGTTTACACTAACTTACTCACAGATGAAGATCAACTGTTTAATGGCCTTTATAATTGGCTTGAAACGAAGTTAACGAACCTTGATGGAACAATTCACTGGCTTTTTAACATCACAATAGGATGCGAAAAGTGTGTTGCTGGTCAACTTGCTTTATGGATATACCTTTACTGTAACCCGATTAATTATATTTTGCACCCATTAAGAACGTTTTTTCTTCATCTTGCATTTATAACAGTCACAATTTTGATCACCGCACTAATTAAAAACATATACAAACAAACACAAAAATGAGAAAAGAACTAAAAAAAATCGATCTGAAGGAAGGGAAATTTACGGCCAATGGTCACAATTATTCCATTCTTTCGGCAATTCCCTTATCGCGTTATAAGGCATTTAAGAAATTACAAATTCGCCTTGCGTTTGGCATGGATACAAAAACACTTTTACAGAATTGTAAAAAGGCTTTTGCTTATCTTAATTCACCAAAGCCAGAACCAGCAAATTCAGCGATAATCATTCACAACATTATGAATGGAATTGCAGACATTGAAGATGAAAGCCGTGAAGATCCAGCATTGATGATTTGTGCATTGATCATTGTTCGTGAAGGCGAAGATGAAGGTTCATACGATGAAAAATTGTGTGCTGAAAAAATTGCTGATTGGGAAAAGGAAGGATTCGGACCGGATGATTTTTTTCAATTAGCTCTGATTTCTATGGAAAACTTCAAAGAAACATTCGACTTGTATATGAACCAAACAACGGCAAGCAAGTAAACCAAAAGAAACCAGAGCAGAAACCAAAAGAACAATACATTGATGAAAGCAGTTTACTTGAAGATAAATACTGGAATGAATTACTTCAAGTGCTTACAGGCGATGATAATTTTAAAATAAGAAAAACAGAAATAGACAGCTTATTAAGAACAGAAACAGTAGAATTTTTTCAACATCTTTCTTTTTTTGAGAATCAAGTTGAAAGGAAACTTAAAAAAGTAATATCAAAAAATGGCTAAAATAAATCTTGAATACGTAACGAATCTTGATCCACTTTTAAGAGCTGGTCAGCAAGTTCATACACTCAATACAGAGGCGCAACAACTTGGCCAGTCAATGACGAATTCGTTTCGTAAATCGAATGAAAACGCTGAAAAATTTGATAATACACTAAAGAAAACAACGAATGATGTAAAGGGCTTATCCAATGAAATTGATAAAAGCACGAAGCAAGCCGAATCATTCGGTTCAAAACTAACAACAATGGCAACCGGCTTTGTTGCCGGTCAAGTTATAACTGGAGGTTTACAAAAAATCGGACAGGCATTTAATCACGCTATTGATTTACAAAAAGAGTTTGAAAAGTCAATTCAGAATTTAAGTGCAATTACTGGAGCTTCTGGTGCTGATCTTGATTTTTATTCAGAACAAGCTTTAAAGCTTGGCGTTACCGTGAAAGGTGGAGCAGTTGCAACGGTGGAAGCTTTTAAATTGATCGGTTCAGCAAAGCCAGAATTACTTTCAAATAAAGAGGCGCTTGCAGACGTTACGAAACAGGCTATTTTATTGAGTCAGGCAACAGGACTTGAACTTCCAGATGCGGCAACACGATTGACAGATGCGATGAATCAATTCGGTGCTTCATCTGATCAAGCTGGAAAATTCGTTGATACTTTAGCGGCTGGTGCGAAATTCGGTGCTTCAGAGGTCCCACAAATTACGGATGCTTTGTTGAAATTTGGTGTTGCGGCTAAATCATCAAACATAAACATTGTTGAATCAACAGCGGCCATTGAATTACTTGGTGAAAAAGGATTGAAAGGTGCTGAAGCTGGAACGGCATTAAGAAATGTTTTTGCTAAACTATCAGCAACAAAAGTTTTACCAAAAGAGGCGAAAAAGGATCTTGAAGATGCTGGCGTTAACTTAAAAATTCTTAGTGATACAACGATTCCAATACAGGACCGATTGAAAGAATTATCAAAGGTTCAAGATAATGCAAACGTGTTAACACGTGTGTTCGGATTAGAGAATAAAAATTCAGCACAAGCGATCTTACAAAACCTTCCAAGATTAGCAGAACTTACAAAACAAATTGGTGAACAAGGTTTAGGAAGCGCAACAGAACAGGCTTCAAAAAACATGGATACGCTTGATCAGGCTTTGCTTGAAACAAGTAATCAGTATGATAATATGATTTTATCAATGACTTCTGGCGATTTCGGAAATCTTATGAAAGATTTTGTGAAAGATGCGAATGAAGCGTTGAAATCTTTTGCAAGTAACATTTCTGATGCTGGAACACTATTCAAACAAGGTTTTGGAGGATTAGAAGATAAAAAGTTTGAACAGTTTGCAACTAATTTCGCTTCTAAATTAGCACCAGAAGCAAGAAGAGCAACAGCAAAAACGCTTGCGAATGAAATAAAGGCATTGAATGTTCAATTACAAAATAACTCTTCTTTAACTGAAGATCAAAAGAAACAGTATGCAGAACAAGTAAAGAATAAAGCCAAACTTGTGAATGCCATTCTTGCATTGGATAAAAAACAAGCAGTTGCATCAAGTGAAGTGATTCAAGCAAGTGCAGAAGAGGCAACCGAAACAGATGAAAAGGAATTAGCTAAACGTAAAAAATTACATGAAGATTTTCAAAAGGCATTATTGGATCTTTCTAAGAGGGTACAATCAGCGCAATTGGAACAGGCGCAACCAGAAGAGAAAATTCGCTTACAGAAACAGTTTGCGCAAGAAGAACTTGATCTTTACCGGGACCAATTTATAAAGGTTGGTAAACTTGCAGATGCTAATTTCAAAATGTCACTTGAACAAGAACAGCAATTTGCTTTCTTACGTCAAGCTATCAATGTAAAGGCATCACAGGAACTTGTTAAGCTTGAAGTTGATCGACAAAATAAGATTGCACAAGCAAGATTGAATACAGCAAAGCAAACGGCTGAAAACTTAGCGCTTGAAGAGCAAAATTTAATTTCTGGTGTTGGTTTATCTGGAAGGCCATCTGATGTAAGCGAAGCAGACTTTGAAAAAATAAAACAAAGACAGATTCTTGACATTCAAAGCGAATACGCAATGAAGAAGCTTGAATTGAAGAAGAAAACAATTGAAGCAGAACAAGAAATTGCAATCAAAGGCGCTGAAGGTGAATTGAAGATCCTTGAAGGCAAAGATGATGAAGAAAGCAACCAGAAGAGAAAAAACATTGTTGATAATCTGGCGCTTGTTTCAGAAAAATATGCGCGTGAAGGTGAGGCGATTCAAGATGCAACTGCAAAAACGATCAATGACATTCAGAAGCAAAGGGATGAAATAGATAAGGAACAGCCATTTAATTTGTTGAAGTATCTTGGATTATCAAATGATGATCTTAGTAATTTAAGAATTGTTGCTGATAAGCTAACTGAAACTTTTGATCGAATGCTTGAAGCGCAAGTAAAAGCGTATGATCAAACAATTGAAGAAAGCCAGAAAAAACAAGATCAGCTGGATAGTGAAATTCAAACGCTTAATTCAAAGCTTGAACAAGAACAGGATATCAGTGATCGTGGACTTGCAAACAACCAAGATCGTATTCGTGCTGAAATAGCATTGAAGGAAGAGCAAAGAGCAAAAGAAAAAGAACTTGAATTGAAGGCACTTGAAGAAAAGAAAAAATTACAGAAACAAAAACTTTTTCTTGATTCAGCACTTCAATTAAGTAACATGATTCTTGCATCAACTGAAATTTACGCTAAAACGGCAAAAGATCCGATCAGTACTGGAATAGCAATAGCAACAATAGCAACGATGTTTGGCGCATTCATTGGTCAAAAAGCGTTGGCATTAAAAGCCATTAACGAAGGTCAAGGATTCAAAGACGGTGTTGTTGATTTGAAGGGACCAGGAACAGAAACAAGCGACTCAATACCGGCGAGATTGTCAAAAGGTGAATCTGTAATGAC